ACACCCAATGGAAAAAAATATATTAGTAGAAGATTTATTCCAGCTAAGTTACAAGACAATCCTTATCTTATGCAAACTGATGATTATTATATCATGCTTGCATCTTTACCTGACGCACAACGTAAACAGTTTTTAGATGGAGACTGGGATGCTTATGAAGACTCAGCTTTTCCAGAATTTAATAAATCAATTCATGTGGTTGAAAATTTTGAAATACCTAGAGGCTGGTATAAGTTTCGTGCTGCTGACTGGGGTTATTCTTCTCCTGCTTGTGTTTTATGGTTTGCTGTTGATTATAATAATAATCTATGGATTTATAGAGAACTATATACTAAAAAAGTTACAGCAGATAATTTTGCACGTCAAGTCTTAATGCTTGAAAATGGAGAGTATATACACTATGGTGTATTAGATGCTAGTACTTGGGCAAAGAGAGGTGATGTTGGTCCTAGTATTGCAGAGACAATGGTACAAAATGGATGCAGATGGAGACCATCAGATAGATCTCCTAAAAGTAGAATTAATGGTAAACTAGAAGTTCACAAAAGATTAAGGGTAAATGATAAAGAACCTGGTATTAGAATATTTAAAACTTGTAAAAATTTAATTAGAACTTTAGGTATATTACCAACAGATGATAGAAACCCCGAAGATGTAGATACGAATGCAGAAGATCACGCATATGATGCATTACGTTATGGTTGTATGAGTAGACCTACACATCCTAAATTTGCAGAAAGATTTAGACTTTCAACTACTCAAGATAGTTATCAAATGGCAGACAATAAATTTGGATATTAAGGGTGTTAAAAAAAATAAAAATACCAGAAATAAATAAAAAAAATTTTCCCTATGATCTAGTAATTGCTTATTGGGAGGATATTGTTGGATCATGTGAATGGTCTGATATATCAGATATAAAAAAATCAAAGACAGCTGTATGCTGTAGCTTTGGTTGGCTAGTAGAACAAAATGAAAAAAGAACTGTAATCATGGCAGATTTTATATTTGAAGATAGTGGTATAATAAAACAAGGTGGTGGGCATACAGTAATACCTACTAAAAATATATTAAAGATTAAGAAAATAAAAATATAGGAGATAACAATGGAAGCTAAATTTGATCCAAAAGCTAAAGTTAAACAAGGTCAATTAAGTGATACACCTGAAGGCAAACAGCCTAACAGGGAACACACTAATATTGATTTTTCTCAGCATACACATAGAAAGCAAGAACCTTTTGAGTATGATCCAACTGTACCAAGTAAACCTGGTGCAGAACATGTTCAAGATTCTTTGTTTAAAATGGCTGACGAAAAAGATTATTAATGAGTCTTGGACCCAAGAGTAATTTTGTACCTGTCATCTATGCAGGCACTAAAAAGAAAACTAAAAAAATTAAAAAGAAAACTAAAAGGAGAAAACCCAAATGATGAAAAGATACATGCACGGAGAACTAGCACCAGATGCACCAAAAGCACCTAATGCTCCACTAGCAATAGATCCTAATTCTAAAGTGAATCAAGGAGCTACAAGCGGTGATGGCAATGACGCTAAAGGTAAATCAAAGTCAAAAGTAGATCCAGCAATCTTTAGAATGGCTGAAGAAAGAGATTATTAATGCTAACTAACGGCAATAAAAAATACTCTAACGAACATCCTAAAGGTAAAAAACCTACAGAAGAAAAAAATATTAAAGTTGCTAGCTATAGACCTGGAAAACAATTAGATGTTGGTAAACTAAAAAGAAGAACTTTAGTTAAACATTTAAATGCTATGGAATTACCAGAAACAAACGCTAGTGATTTTGATGATGAGCATTTAAAAGAATTATTGATAAGATTTGCTCCAGATATGTTTAAAGACTCAAGAGATTAATCTATGCAAGAAGAAGATAAAAAAAATAATGGCGGCTACGAAGCCGAGGGGAATCCTTTAGTCGGTTTAATACGAAGTAAGTTTCAACAAGCTGAAACATCTAAAGTCTATGATGAAAAAAGATGGTTAAAAGCATATAGAAACTATAGAGGATTATATGGACCTGAAATGGCATTTCGTGAAAACGAAAAGTCAAGAGTGTTTGTTAAAATAACAAAGACTAAGGTTCTTGCTTCGTTTGGTCAAATTATAGAAGTTTTATTTTCACAAGGTAAATTTCCATTAGGAGTTTCTCCTACATCAGTACCAGAAGATATAGCAAGTAGAGCTAGTTTAAAACCAAAAGAACAACAAGAACAAGCACCTAGAGATCCATATGGATTTAATGGTGATGGTACACAAATACCACCAGGTGCAACTGTTAGTGATTTAATGAAAAATTTAAATCAAGAATATGAAAATGTTGGTTTTGAAGAAGGTTCATCTTATATAGGAGGTCCACAAATAGAACCTGCTAAGATGGCTGCTGAAGCAATGGAAAAATTAATACATGATCAATTAGAAGAAAGTAAAGCTATTACAATTATGCGTCATGTATTTTTTGAAATGGCATTATTAGGTACAGGAATATTAAAAGGTCCATTTACAGATTTAAAAGAATATAATTCATTTGATACTGCAGAAGATGATTCAGGAAATGTTGCAAGTATTAATATTAAAAAATTAAAAACAATACCAAGCATAGAAGCAGTATCGTGTTGGGATTTTTATCCAGATCCAAATGCAACAAATATAAATGATTGTGATTATGTAATTCAAAGACATTCATATAATAAACAACAGTTTGAAGATTTAGCAGAAAAACCAATGTTTAATGCAGAAGCTGTTAAAGAATGTTTAGAGATGGGACCTAATTATCAAACAAGAGGATTTGAATCTTCATTATATGATAGAGAAAATATTACAAGTATTTATAAAAATAGATTTGAAGTATTAGAATATTGGGGTGTAATAGATAGAAAAACTGCAGATGAATGTGGTTTAGCATCTGAATCTGATAGCGAAGTAGTATCAGTTAATGTTTGGATATGTGGTAATAAAGTTTTAAGAATGGTAGAAAATCCATTTACCCCAACAAGAATACCTTATTTAGTTTGTCCATATGAATTAAATCCTTATCAATTTTTTGGTGTAGGTATTCCAGAAAATATGGAAGACTCTCAAATGGTTATGAATGGTCATGCAAGAATGGCTATTGATAACTTAGCACTTGCAGGTAATTTAGTATTTGATGTTGATGAAACAATGTTAGTACCTGGTCAAGATATGAAAGTATTTCCTGGTAAAATATTTAGAAGACAAAGTGGACAAACAGGACAAGCAGTACACGGAGTTAAGTTTCCTAATACTGCATATGAGAATTTACAAATGTTTGACAAGTTTAGACAACTTGCAGATGAAGCTACAGGTATACCATCATACTCACATGGAGCAACAGGTGTACAATCTACAACTAGAACTGCATCAGGTATGTCAATGTTGATGGGTGCTGCAGCATTAAGTATTAAAACAGTTATTAAAAATATTGATGACTATTTATTAAAGCCCCTAGGACAATCATTATTTTATTGGAACATGCAATTTAATGATGATGCTCCACAAATAAAAGGTGATCTAGAGATTAAAGCTCAAGGCACTTCTTCTTTAATGCAAAAAGAAGTAAGATCTCAAAGACTAATGACATTTATGCAAACAGCAGCTAATCCTGCACTTGCACCATTTGTTAGATGGCATACATGTTTAACTGAAATAGCTAAGTCTTTAGATATTGATCCAGATCAATTAATTAATGATCCAGAAAAAGCTGCGATCTATGCACAAATAATGGGAATGGCAAATGGAAATCAAAACAATACAGCCGCTGCTGGAGGACAAACAGAAATGGGACAGACTAGTCCAATACCTCCAGGAGCTTCGCCAACAGATCCAACAGGAGCTGGAGGTGGCAACATCGGAACAGGCAATGTACCGATGCCAGGGGAAGCTGGCTTTAGTGCGGCAAATACTCAACCTAGAAGAGGCGAACAAACGTAATAAGAATGGCAACATTTGATCCAAATAGAATAGGACCTGGAACTTTTGAGTTAGTAAGAGATTCTACTACAGGTAATTATACAATTAAAGAAGTTGGTTTTACAAAAATATCACCTTTAAATTTACCTGATTTGGATACAACTGCTGCAACTACAACAGCTACACAAACTCAAACAGCAACAGATGTAACAGGAGATACAGTATCTCAACAAACTAAAATGGCATTTAATATGCCAGATAGAGGTGGAGATAATCAGCCTGATACTACTGGAAATATGTTACAAGAAGCTAAAAAAACTAGTAGTATGTTAGATGATACTTTTGCAGATACTAGACAAAGGATGACTACTGATGATGCTTATAGAGGAGTAACATCACCTTTAGATATTAAAGATCCTACTTCAACAGTTTTTGGTAGACCTAATATGAGAGATGTTGCTGGTGATGTTCAACAAGATAAACCTGCTTTAGAATTAGATGAACCTACAGTAAGAACTAATATTAAAGGTTTAAGTGCTAGAGGAACAATAGATCGTAGACAAGGAACTACACAAGAAACTACAGATGATAGTAGATTTTTACCAAGTAATATTGCAACAGGAATTGATGTAGCTACACAACCACAAACAGCTTTAGATATGGATAGATTTGTAGGTGTATCACGAATGGGTGCATTAGCAGGTGATGAAAAAAAAGATGTTAAACCTGTAAAAAAAAATGCATTAGAAACAGTAAGTACATCATTAAGAACAACTGGTGATTCTATATTAAGTAATCTTAAAACACCGATGATGATGGTACTAGATGCAATAGTAGGTGCAGAAACAGCTACACAAACACATGATAAAGGATATTTTAATAATACTAGAAATGGTAGAATTGTTACATTTGATCCTGTAACTGGAAAAGAACAAAACGCATCTACTAGTTTATACGCAGGTATGAATAGAGTATCAGCATTTGGTAATTTAGAAAAAGCTGGTGCTAAAAGAATTGCAACTAGAGAAGCAACTATTGCTAGAAAAGGAATTAAATCTGCAACTAATCCTAATGGTGTTTCACAAGATTTTGTAAATAATACAAATAATATGAAAGATCAACAAGATAATTATAGATCATCAAAAAATGATTCGAATATAGCTAGTTATAATAGAGATAAAGCAAAAACACAAGGTAGTATTACACAATTAAATCCAAATGAAATGAGAAATGTTGCAGAGACTGGTGATGCTGGTGGTAATCCTAAGAGTATAGTTTGTACAGCGATGTATCAAACTACGGGATTACAAGACTGGGCTAAAGCAATGAAGATATGGTATATATATCAAAAGAGATATTTAACCATACAACACCAAGAGGGTTATCATAAATTATTTAAACCTTTTGTAAAAGGTATGCACAAAAATAAAATAATAAAAGCAATAGGTGCACATGTTGCAAAACATAGAACACAACATTTAAAACATATAATGTTTAATAGTAAACCTTCGTTATTAGGTAAAGTTTATAATAAAATATTAGAACCAATATGTTATTGGGTAGGTAAAGTATAATGGCTATTAAAGATATGAAAGGTACAGTTACTACAACTGGTATGATGAATAAAAAGCCAGTAGCTAAAGCACCAGATATGTCTGGTATAAAAATGCCAACTACACCAAAACGAGTTGCAGAAAAACCTACACCACAAAATACACCTGAAGAAGAAGGTTTATTATCTAAAGTACAAAATTTAACAAATGAAGATAAAGCTATATTAAGTGTAGTTTTATCTCCATCTGTTAGTAATGTCTTAAGTAAAGTTGCACCAGAGCTAAACCCTCTGTTATCACAATTTACTAAAGAAGAAGAAAATGTTATTCTTCCAGTTTCAGTAGTAAAAAATTTTGCTGCTAGAAAATATGGAGGAACAGAAGAACAATCAGTGCAAAGTTTTGTTGCTGATTTAACTGGACAGATGGAACAACAACCTGTGCCACCTGATACACAAATGGTACAAGCCCAAGAATCTGACGTTAATTATGACGCTATAGATTCTGATGCAATGGCTATTTCTTAGTATCAGCCCACAATTTATGGAATAGAGCTACCCTTACCCATAAGGCACTCAACCAATAGGTAAAAATAATGGAAGAAGAAAAGAAAGTTTCTGAAGAAACTAAAGTTAAGGTACAAGAAGCAAATCCTTATAGCAAAGTTAGAGATACTGATGATGCTGAAACTGAGGCATTTGCTAAAGGTGAATTAACAAAGTTTCATAGGGAACAAAGAGAAAAAGAAGCAGAAGCAGCAACCGAACAGAAGGACACCGATGCATCTAAAGAGACTGCAGAATCAATAGATCAAAAGGCTACTCCTCTTACTGAACGCCCTGCAAAAGCTGAAGATCGTGTTTTTAAGAAACGTTATGACGATTTGAAAAAACACTATGATTCTACAATTAATAAACACAAGGATGAACTTCATTCTTTGCGTACACAATTAGAATCTAGTACTACACAATTTGTGCCACCTAAATCTAAAGAAGAATTAGAGGCATGGAGAAAAGAGTATCCCGATGTTTATGATATGGTTGAAACTATAGCAATAGACAAAGCTACTACTCAAACTGCAGATCTTGAAAATAAATATAAAAATTTGCAACTCCAACAAGAACAAATTGCAAAGGAAAAAGCTGAAGTAGAACTTTTAAAACTTCACCCAGACTTTAATGATATTCGTACAAAAGACGATTTTCATGAATGGGCTGAACAACAAGATCCTACTATTCAAGGTTGGTTGTATGAAAATACATCTAACTCTAAGTTAGCTGCAAGAGCTATTGATCTATATAAAATGGATCGTGGTCAAAGCACACTAACTAAAAAAGAAGAAAAGGATGTTAAGAAAGAAGCTGCTAAAGCAATTTCTAAAACTAAGAAAGCTACTGATTCTGATATACCAAAGAAAAAAATTTGGACAACTAGTGAAATTTCTAAATTGAAACCTCATCAGTTTGAAAAATTTGAAAAGGAGATTGACCTTGCTCGTTTAGAAGGTAGGATTGAACAACGTTAAACAATCTAACTAAACAATAAGGAGAAGCATTATGGCTTTTACAAATGCTACTGGATATAATAACCTTTCACAAGGTAATTTTACTCCACAGATCTTTAGTCAGAAAGTTCAAAAATTCTTCAGAAGAGCATCAGTAGTAGAGGATATTACTAATACTGATTACGCTGGAGAAATCGAAAACTTTGGTGACACAGTAAAGATCATTAAAGAGCCAACAATCACAGTCAGAGATTATGCTAGAGGTCAAACAGTTGATACACAAATATTAGCTGATGACCAAATAACTATGACAGTTGATCAAGGTTCATATTTTGCTTTTAAAGTAGATGATATTGAAGAAAGACAATCTCATGTAAACTTTGAAGCTCTTGCAACCTCTTCAGGTGCATATTCATTAAAGAAAAACTACGACTACAATGTATTGAAGTTTATATACGACAATGCAAGTGATGGTACGGGTGCAGGAACTGATGGTTCACCAATTGATGGTGACGCAGCTGTAGATACTTTAGCAAATTTAGTATCAACACTAAAAAAGAACCTGGATAAAAATGATGTGCCAGAAGAAAATAGATGGCTAGTTGCACCACCTGAATTTTTTGAGCAATTAAGAAAAGCAGGCGGAAAACTATCTGACCAATCAGTAATGAACGATGGTGGAGCATCACAAATCAGAAATGGTAAAGTTACAGACAGACCATTATTTGGTTTTAATATGTATTCATCAAACGCTATTGCTGTATCAGGTGGAGCTGTTGCGTCTCATACTTTTGGATCTGCTGGATCTAATGAGTATGCATTCGTATACGGACACATGTCAGGAGTTGCGACTGTAAATCATATAGCTAAAACTGAATTAATCAGAGACCCTGATTCATTCGCAGACGTTGTCAGAGGACTACACGTATTTGGAAGAAAAATCCTTAGAAGTGAAGCAGTCCAAAGAGGCGTTATAACAATAGGTTAATTAGGAGGATAATAGAGAACTATGGCAACTTATAATGTAACAGGTGCTGGTGGAACTACTGGACATCCGTCTAATGGTAGAACACCTTATATGGTTGAAAATACAATTGATGTATCAGCAATTAATGGTGATAGCGGTGCAGCACAGAATGATATCATTCAGTGCTTAGACATCCCTGCTGAAACTTTAATCATGGAAGCTGGAATTGAGGTAGTCACAGCACTATCTTCTTCAGTTACTATGGATTTAGGTATCACAGGTGGAGACATTGACAGATACGCTGATGGCGATACTAATGCCACAGGGTTTTCTGCACCAACAGCTACAGCTAGAACTATAGTTGCAAGTGCAGATACTCTTGACATTAAAGTCTTAGATGCAGCTTCGTCTGCAGGTAAGATAAGAGTATTCGCTGTACTTTGCGATGTAGCAGGTATTGACGAAACCGACAGAAATACAGATACTCAGCACGACACTGCTGTGTAATTTGTTTAATTTTAAGGGGGGCTATATGTCCCCCTTAATTTATACCCCTTATAATATTAGGAGAACTATGACTACTTATGATTTAACAAAAAAAACTAAAGCTAGTACAGGTCAAAGAATTATACATTTAGGACCAGTTGATAATACTATGAGGGTTATTAAATTAGAAAAAAGACTTGATGACCAAGAACAAAAACTAGACAAAATTTTAAATTTATTACAAAATGGCAACAACTTACCTAACACTAGCAAACAGAGTTCTTAGGGAACTTAACGAAACAGAATTAACTTCAAGCACGTTTTCCTCTAGTAGAGGTATACAAACTGCTATTAAGGATTTTGTAAATAAAGGTATTCATGATATTTATAATGAAACAGGTGAGATACCATTATTATATTCAAGAACATCACAAGATTTAACTGTTGGTGATAATGAATACGATTTTCCAACTGACTTTAGAAAAGCAGATATGGATTCATTTGTTTTAAAACCAAAAGAATTAGTAACTAATGGTGAGTTTGCATCTAATATAACTAGTTGGACAACTGGCGATGGATCACCATCACATACTTCAAGTGGTAATGGTAGATTAAATTTAAATAGTGCAGCAGCTTATCAAGCTATTAGCACTACAGTTAATAAAGAATATAAAATACAAGTTAGAGTATTAAGTCCAAATAGTTCTAGTACTGCATTGATAATAAGAGTTGGAACATCTGCAGGTGGAACACAAAATTTAAATACAACGCAAGCTGTAACTAATTTTAGAGAAGGTGCTATACTAAATACTACATTTACAGCAACAGCACAAACTTCTTATATATATGTAGAAGCATCGGGTGTTCAATTAGATGTAGACTATGTAAGAATAAATAGAAATGATATAGCACTTAGAAAATTAGCATATATATCATATGATAATTATTTACAAAATTATAAAGTAACTGATGATACAAATAATAAAGGTAATTATTCAGCACCACTAAGAGTTTATATATTACCAGATCATTCTGCATTTGGTGTAAGTCCAAGACCAAACACAGGTGAATATACAGTGCACTATGATTATTATACAACACATACAGATTTATCTGCACATGGTGACAATATGAGTTTACCTGATAGATTTGGTACATTAATTGTAGATAGAGCTAAATATTATACTTATATGCTTAGATCAGATCCACAACATGCACAGTTAGCAGATAGAGATTTTCAAAGAAAATTAAGATTATTAAAAGTAGACTACGCTACTAAAAATGACTATATGCGTAGTGATACAATCGCAGAAAGTATTGCAACACAAATAGGAGGTAGAGTAAGCTAATGGCTATTAGAAAAGAAGAAGAAAAGAAAAATGGTATGAAAATAATTGATAATATGGATGGTGAAAAAAGTGCTGAAGATAAATTAAATATGGCTAAAGTTTCATATGGTAAAGAATTAGATAAATTACCAGGTAATACTCTTCAAGAAAAACTTGAAAAAAAATTAGGTATTAAAGTTATACGTAATATTAGATTACAAGACGCTATAAAATTATTAAAAAAAAATAAATAATCAATGCCAACTACTGATCTTATATCACCATTTGTAGTGAGTTGTGCAGGAGGCTTAACACTTAATAAAGATGTGTTTTCTATGGCTCCTGGAGAAGCTCTTATACTACAAAATTTTGAGCCTGATATTAAAGGTGGATATAGACGTGTCAGTGGAACAGCACAATATAATACTACAATTGTACCACAAGGATCTAGTAATAGTAGTTTAGTTGTTGATTGTTCAATTATATTTAATGGACAAATAATTGCAGCTAGAGGTGGAGATATACACAGAGGAACTACTTCAGGTAGTTTTACTACTTTAACTACAGGACTTGGTACATCTAGTAGAGCATATGACTTTGAAAAATTTAATTTTAATGGAACTGATAAATTAATTATAGCAACAGGTCATTCAGCTGCACAAATAATTAATACAAGTTTTGCAGTTGATGTAGTAAATGCAACAGGTGGAGGAACAGCTCCAAGTAATCCTAAATTTGTAAAAGCATTTCAAAACCATATGTTTTATGCTGGTGCAACTAACTCACAAGAAATTATATTTAGTGTACCATTTGAAGAAGATAATTTTACAACTGGTAGCGGTGCAGGATCATTTAAAGTTGACTCAACTGTTGTTGGATTAAAAGTATTTAGAAATGAATTAATTATATTTTGCCAAGATAGAATATATAAATTAACAGGAACATCAAGTTCTACATTTGCAGTACAAGAAGTTACAAGAAATATTGGATGTAGAGATGGTGGTAGTATTCAAGAGATTGGTGGTGATGTTATATTTTTAGCACCAGATGGTTTAAGAACTATTGCAGGTA